CTAAGCCGGCATCCGATAACTCACCACATCTGCCACCGGGAAACGGCTGCGCCGCACCATGCGGCCCTGATTGCCGCCCAGGCAAATAATGGTGTTTACATTTACTGCTCCCACATAGAAACAGACATGATGGCAACCGGCGTCCGGACCGGAAGACCACTGAAAGAGCACGATGCAGCCCAGTTGCGGGGTGTCGCCGATATCCTTGCCCCATTTAAGAAAGGAAGCGGCGGCCGGGGATTTGCTGCCGGCATATCCGGTGGTTTCCAGGCAATGGTTGGCGAAATCGGCGCACCAGGCCTCCAGGTGCGGGTTGCCGTCGGTCTCCATGATCCACTTTTGGATTTCCTCTAGGTCGCCATGCTCCGAAACCCCTTCGTAAGATTCGGTCTTGAGGAGCCAGGGCGGTTTTTCCGGCATTTTCCGAGCCTCCGGTCCTTTAGAATCTGAATTGTTTAGATAGCCGGCCATTCCAGTTGCGCCCCATTGTCTCTGATTTTTCGCTTTCCAGGTGGATTCCCACTATTTCTGGAATATGCTGGCGCATACGTCTAGACCACTGCGCCGGTTAGTTATTTACCTACCCACCCCAACCAGACCGATTTAGATGAAATGTCATAGGCCTTTAAAGCTGAAAGGTTTCTCTCGATATTCTGCCGATAATTACCCAGGATCCTTATGATTCTGTCAGCAATGTCCTCGGTAGAATTAGGGTCGGCGTAGGAGGTCCGGGGCAGCCATTCCACTTCTTCGCTCGCCACCACCGGAACTTTCTGATTCACGCTGTCTGCGGCCACGATATTATAGGTTTCAGAGAAGCTCACTTGCAGGTTCACATCCATCGAAGCCAACAAGCGCAGAAAGGCATTCCGTTCAAGCCAGGGGTGTTCAACCAGTTTATGGTATTGCAAGCTCTCAAAAAGACTTCTTAAATTCTTTAAAATAGCTTCGGCAGTGTAACCTTCGACCCTACCAGTGTTGATATGGAATTTCAAAATCAGGTTCATCTGGTCTGCCGCACGCAGAGCGGCCACAGCTTGATTAAGCTGGTTTTTCAGTGACCTGATTGCTCCGAAGCAGCCAACATTAAGGAAGTATTTCTCCTTGGGTTTGAAATCGCTTGTATATGTGAATCCTTGGTTATTTACCCCATAATAGTTGGGCATGTATAGAAAAAGGTCCTGAACCGACGGTCCATACTTCAACTGCAGGACAAAGATAAAATCCTCCAAAACCGTTCTTGAGTTAAATCCCACACAGAGATTGGGGTAATTTAAATAAGCCATCAGCCATTTAAGGGCCATGCCTTCATTGGAAAGGAAAGGTAATTTGCTATGAATCCTTACCACCCAACGTACGCTTGGATGGAGGCTTGTCAGCACTCCGAACTTATCAGGAACAACCCAAAGTGCTTCAATGACGACATGGGTAGGCTGAAACTTAGTTACTTCTCTGTCTATATCGTTGTTATCAATTACTATAGCATGCTTTGATATAATTCCGGCTTGGGACAGCATCGAGACAAGAAAAACAATAGAATTATATAACCCCGAAGTCGGAATCTCCCCCCCATACCAATGCTGCTTTTTTGTAATGAATAATACCCGCATTTCGCAATTCCTGGGGCCCGAACCCCCTGGATACAGCGGGTCGATCCCATGACCTTTCAATGAGTTATCCATTTTAAGGCTCCCTAGACGTAGAGGCATATTGGCTGATTAAGCCGGCATCCGATAGCTCACCACGTCGGCCACGGGAAAGTGGCTGCGCCGCACCATGCGGCCCTGGTTGCCGCCCAGGCAGATAATGGTGTTTTCATCGGCGGCTCCCTCATAGAAACAGACATGGTGGCCGCCGGCATCCGAGCCGGAAGACCACTCGAAGACCACGATGCACCCGAGCTCCGGCGAGTCGCCGATATCCTTGCCCCAGTGGAGAAAGGAAGAGGCGGCCGGGGATTTAGTGCCGTGGTAGCCGGTGGTTTCCAGGCAATGGTTGGCGAAATCGGCGCACCAGGACTCCCGGTGCGGATTGCCATCGGTCTCCATGATCCATTTCTGGATTTCCGACATATCGCCGTGCTCCGAAACCCCTTCGTAAGATTCGGCCTTGAGGAGCCAGGGCGGTTTCTCCGGCATTGGGGGTCTCCTTTCGGGCGAACCAACGGTTCGCTCATACGGGCGACCCAGCGGGTCGCCCCTACTTTGCGCCTTGGCGTCTTGGCGAGAAAATCTTATCTCTCGCAAAGACGCAAAGGCGCAAAGGCGCCATTAATATTTGATGAGGTAATTGACCACCTGGAAAGGCAAATTATCAAAGCTCACCAGGACGGTGCCCATTGGCCAGCCGTTGATGACATTATTTTCACTCCCTTCTCCGGCTTGTACTCCCCAACCAGAAATATTTTCTGCATAGGGCGTTGCTTGTCCAGCAGTGTCAATATTCCCGCCAACCGCGCCCAGGGTTGAGGCGGTGCCGCTGGCCCCCTTGCCCAGAGGGAAGCGCTGCTGCAGATTTGGCAGGTTAAAGGTGGTTGAGCCGTCGCCGGCCCCGTAAGCGGTGCCCAGAACGGCGAACAGGGAGGCATAGGTGGTGCGGCTCACCGCCTGCCCCTGGCAAAGCAGCCAGCCGATGGGGGCGCTGGCGCCACCATAGGGCATCATGGCGCCCACCGGAATACCGCCGCCGCCGCCGGCCATGACAAAGATGCCATCGGTGGCGTCATAGAGCAGCAGGGCCGGCTGATTGGCCTGGAGCATGGCGCCGGGGATGGAGATATTCGCAAGCCCGTTGATGCTCAGGGTGCAGGCCCCGGTGCTGCCGACGTTGGGGATGAATCGATAAATTACTCCGCCGACATAGGCGGTGATGGCCGGATTCAGGGTGATGCTGTAATTGTTCCCCGAGTTGGTGCTCACCGGGACGCTGGGGTCCAGGGGGCGGATGGCCACCCAGGTGCTGTTGCCGGCGTCCCGCTGCCGCAGGTAGCCGGTGCCGGTATCGGCCCAGAGCATATAAGCCTCGGGGTTGGCCGGGGCGCTGTTACCGGAATTCAGGGTGTTCAGGGTGTCCAGGGCCAGGTTGATGTTGGCCCGCACCTGGGCGCCGGTGCCGTCGGGAACATTAAGGCTATTCTGGCTCATGGGAAAACCTCATTTTCTCTCGCAAAGACGCAAAGGGCGCAAAGAAAAGGTGTATTTGCTTGGCGTCTTTGCGCCTTGGCGAGACATATCATTGTCCCACCATCCAATGGAATTCGGAAACTATTGGCGTGGAGCCGGGCTGGTAAACGCTAAAAAGCAGCCGGATATTGATCATCCAGGCATAATACTGGGCCGGGCGCAATTCCTGCCAGGCGCCCCAGGTGCTGCCGTCAGTGGAGAGCTGAATCTGCACCTCCACATCTGAAGCCCCAGCGAGATCGCCATCCACGTCGGGGGTGGAATCCCAGTCCGGCCAGGAATCCACGTCCTGGGTAGGCAAAACGCTCTCAAAGGTATAGGTGGCGGAGATAACCACCAGCTTGCAGCTGCCGAGGTTCACCAGTTCGCCGGAGGGGATAGTATAATGCCCGGGGCCGGCGCCGCTGATCTCCAGGTCGCCGTTCCCATCCTTGAAGACCCCGCCATCCATCGTCCCCGGCCAGCCGGCGGCATACTCATCACCGGAGGCCAGGATGGTGGAAAGAACGGTGGTGTTGGTCACAGAAATGGAGGCGGCGGTGCCATAACGGCCGTCATAATGGCTGGCCACCCAATAGGTGCCGTCGCCATAACAGGGGATGCCCGGGGTGAGGGTGCGGCCCACCACCTCGGCGGTGCCCCAGGTGGCGCCCTTGCGCACCTCGTAATCCATCTGGCGGTAGCTGGCCAGAGGGTCGGCGGCGTTGTTCCACTGGAGATACATCAAGCCGCCCTGGTAATAAGTAAAGAGCCCGGTGACCGCGGGCAGGCCGGCGTCCATCTGATCGCCGGTGAGGGTGAAGGTGTAAGGCTCCACGGCCGAGAGCTCCTGAGTGGCGCCTTGCCAGAGGTTGTAGGAGAGAAATTTTATATAAAGAGTCTGGCCGATTAAGGAAGGATCATAGGGGATTTTGAAGATCGCCTGGTCCAGGCGGCAGACCCGGCTGTTTTCGGCATGGGCGGTGATGGGGGTCAGGTAGCCGCCCCGGCGCAGGTAGCCGCTCAGGCTGTACTGGCTGGGGCCGGTGAGGGTGGCGGTGGTATAGCTAATAATTTCTCCATCCACCCAGAGGGCGGTAGCAAAATTACGGCGTCCTGCTGGGTGCCGGAATAGAGGATGCCGTTGCTTTCGCTCAGATCCACCTGGCAGGTGTCGGTGGTGTCGGGGTCGCTGCCCGCCGGGAACTGGGCGGCCAGGCCTCCCATACGGGCCGGATTGCCCAGCAGCCCGAGGCGCTTGTATGAAGTGCCGTCAAGAGAAGTCCAGATCTCGGCCCCGCCCCAGTTGGGGCCGCCGCAGCCGGCCACCCAGACCTCATAGCCACTTACGGTCAGGAGCACCGGGGCCTCGAAGATGATGGGCGGGTAAATGTTGCCCGGGTCGGCGTTATAGTTCTTTTGCAGGCCGGCCCCCGGCTGCATGGTGTAGAGGGCCGGAGTGGCGATGGCGTCCGGCCATTCCTCCCCCACGAAATCGATGCTGCCATCGTCGTTCTCCTGGAGGGAGACGATGCGGCACATGACCTGATTCAGCCCCATTTTCGGCACGGTCAGGCTCACCCAATCCATCGGGTCCAGGATGATATAGCGGCCATCCAGCTTGAATTTGTAGGTATTGCGGACATAGAGGGATTTCTGCAGCATGGTCTGGCCGACGAACTGGGCCACCACCTGGTTGGTGATGGCGTGGCATTCCTTGTTGTCGTCAATCCGCGGGCCGTAAAGATCCACGGCGTTCTGGTCCTTCACGTCAATGAGAGTGGTGTCATAATTGGCGCCCCGGTCAAAGATCTCCAGGCGCATCCAGTTTTTGGCATCGGATATGGCGGTTCTGGAGGCGGTTACCGGGTCCTGGCTCTTGTCGGCGATAAAATCATCAATCCCCAGGTTGAACTTCGGGGTGAGGTCGGGGACGAAATTGACCGGGGGGCTGGCGGGGTCGGGGGCGCCGTAGGTGATGGTGATCCAGGTGCCTACATCCAGGGCATTGAAGGTGTAAACCCCATTATTCACGGAATATTGCCCCTGGGCCGGGGTTTCCGCCACATTGGTCATGTCGCCGCCGGGCAAATACGTTTGGCTGTTGGCATCCCAGATCCAGATCAGCACGCCGTAATCCGCCGCCCAGGGGGTAAGGGTAAGGGTGGGGGGTATCCCGGAGGGGATGGCGGTCTGATATTGCAGGACCTCCAGGAGGAAGCCGGTGGCCGGGGTATCGCCGTAAGGCACCACCTGGAGCTGGCCGCCGGACCAGACCACCTCGCTGTTGCTCAGGTCCATGAGGTACTTGATGATATCGGCCCCGGTCATCTGGGTGGTGAACTGGGGGGATAGTAGCAGGCCGTTGGCCAGGCAATAATTACTAAATTGGGTCAGGTCGCCCACCAGGGAGGCCGGCCAGGCGCAGCCGTATTGCGGGTTGGTGAGGAAATCCAGGAGGATATCGGCGGGGTTGGCGTCGATGATGTTGGCCGAGGGGTTGAAGGGCTTGAGGCCCGATACCTCAAAATTGAAGTTGGGGATCTGGTCGCCGGTGCCTAAATTGAGAAAACTGGCGTAAGCCATCGCAATGCCGGAATAGGCCAGGGCCTCGCCCGGCCAGTTTTCGGCCAGCCAGCCCCAGACCTCGGCCGGAGGGCGGCCCCCAAGGGAAAAGCCGTCAAACCAATGGAGAGGCAACCAGGCGGTGGAATCTATATAAACGGTGACGATGGCGGTAATGGGCCCGACGCACAGGCCGATGATCGCCGCCATGTAATAGTCATAAGAAGTTATTTGCATGCTGCCGCCGCCGCCGGTAGCGCCGGGAGCCAGCAGGCCGCCCTTGCCGCCGTAGCTGCCGCCCTCTTCCCCGCCGCTGGAGGTCCAGTTGGGAATATTGGTGAAGCTGCCGGCCCAGAGGAGATTGCCCGGAATCCGGGTCTGGCCGTAAACTAGGGGGATGACCGCCCCCTGGCAGGAGCTCTGAATCTGGTAGGCCAGGATGGGCACCTTTTGCTGGGCCGGGGAGCTGGCCTGCTCTTTAACGCCGGTGCCGAAAAGGCTCATGTTTTTAATCCAGTGAGCAGTGAGCAGCTAGCAGTGAGCAGTATAAAAGAAAAATGCTTACTTTTCGCTTTTCCCTGATCCTATCTCCTTAACTGTTGTCGGACTTTGTCCGAAAGTTTCCATGTATTCCACCTTATCTTTGTTGACATGGACCATGCCGCCGTCGGGCTTGATAAAGTGGGTCCAAACGCTATCACCTTTCCATTTGCCTCGAATCTTCTTGTAATGGCCAGACTCAAAACTTATTAAGGTCTCATCGGGTAATCCTTTTGCCATTATTCCTTCTCCTTTGCAGTTAGAAGTTACTGCTCACAGCTCACTGCTCCCTGCTCACTGCCCCTAAAAGGGCTGAAGAACTTGCGTGGCCGGCCCTGGAGCCGGGTGGTGCAAGCCACGTTGTCAATGACCACCCCCTGGCGGTTCACCGCATGGATAACCACGGGCCAGTTCAGGATGATGGCGGCGTGGCTGAAGGTGCGGCCAAACTTCCAGATTACTACATCGCCGGAGCGTTGCTGGCCTGCCTCGATCTCCCGGCCGAACTGGCGGAGCAATTCCAGATACCATTCCCGGCTGCGGTGCAAGTGCCACTGGTGCGAGTAGTGCTCCACGGTGAATTCCGGGATGAGGCCGGTTTCCCGGTAAACGGCGATGAGAAACATGCCGCAGTCCACCCCGACGCCCTTGAGCATTGCCTCATGGTGAAAGGGGGTGCCCTGCCAGGACATCGCCGCGGCGATCACCGCCTGGCGCTCCTTGGCGATCTTTGCGTCTTTGCGAGAGATATATTTTCTCGCCAAGTCGCAAAGGCGCAAAGGATAATCGTAGTTCACGAGATCACCGTAGAGGGGGCCGGGATGAAGGGCTGGCCCCCGAAGTTCATCAGGTTGTTGAATTTGGTGGCGCAAGTGCCCATCTGCCGGTCGCAGCCGGCCCAGGCCTGGAAAGAGTCGCCGGGGGCCGGTGGTCCGCCCACGAAGGGGACCATGAGGGTGATGGCGCCGCCCTGGTAATTCTTAATGGAGCGAAGCTGCGGGGCGCAAACCCCCGAGGTCATCTGGATTTTTCCCAGGGTAAACCAGCCGTCCGGGTTGGTAAGGTTGGTAAGGAAAGTCAGGGCGGTGTTGCCGGTATTGGCGGCCACCACGCCGCCCTGGACGAAGTTGGCCGGATCCGCCTGGCAGTTGGCGTCGTATAAAGCCCAGGAGCAGGCGGCCTGGTAGAGCTGCCAGGGGTAATACATGTCCAGGAGCTCCAGGAAGGACTTCACCTGGATCTCGATTTTGCTGTAGCCCACCGAAGAGATATCCGCCACCCGGCCATAGAACAGGATAATCGGCGGGAACTGGGTGGGATTCTCCCAGGAGGCGAAGATCAGGCGGCTCATGGTGAGGTAGGCCCCGTCCAGGGCGCCCTGGAGCAGGGCCTCCTGGAGGCCCAGGCCGCCGAATAAAGAGCTGGAGGTATCCTCGCTCTCGAGATATCCCGGGGCCTCATAGGCCGGGGTGACCAGCCAGCCGCCGGTGCTGATCTCGCTTACGCTCATGGCCTGGCTGGCATAACAGGTGAGGGTGAGGGAATCCACCGAAGTGCCGCGGCTCTGGCGGAGCTTGGAGCGTTCCATGAACGGCCCGGTGGCCAGGTAGAGATTCCCGCCGTAATCGATGGAGACGTTGGCCGAAGTGAGGTAGAGGTTGGTGCCGTCCACCATTGCGAAATCGAAGAGGTCCGCCTGGAAGAACTGGCGGTTGGCTTCCAGGAAGGCCAGGAGGTTGGGGTCGGTGGTCTTCATCGCCAGCCTTTTATTGCGAAGTCAGGGAGACCCAGGCGCTGCCGTCATACCAGCACAGATAGGAGCCGCCGCTTCCCTTGCTTAACGGGTCCCAGTTCACCCGGTCGGCCCGGACGATCATCCCGGCAACGGGACTGCTGGGGGCGGCGGAGAGGGGATTCAGCATTACCTGGTCCATATGGCCCGAGGAGCCGTAAAACATAACGGTCGAGGCAGCATTGGTGCCATTGCCGCCAACAACCATAGAACCGGTAGCATCAATCCACCAGCGTGGTTGGGTATCAGCAGTAACCCGACCCTCAATAACTCCACCCTGGCCAGTTGCAGCAGGGTCTGCCGCTCCAGCTTCAGCAGGTCGTCCAGGCCCGCCTTGTGGAGGGCTCCCTTGATTTCCTGCCACTCTTCCGCGATTTTTCCTTCGGCGGCGCCGTTGCCATTGCCTGCCGCGCCGGCGGCGGCCTGGGTCTCGCCCTGGGTCTGGCTCTGGGCCAGGATATCCTTCAGGAGGATGGGGCCCTGGGCGGTGAAGACGGCGTTGGGGAAGCCGATGGGGTCCAGGCCCCGCTCTAGCCGAACCTCATCAATGGATCGAATGCCGGACTGCACATCCCGCTCCTCGATCTGGGAGCGGGTGTCCATGTCGACCTCATCCTGCATGGTCCACTTGAAGCGCAGCTCCGGCTCTTCCAGGTACTTGGCGATGAGCAGGTCCATCAGGCCCTCCACCCAATTCAGCATGGGGGCCAGGCCCTCCTCGAGGGCGGCCTGCTTCAGGGTCTCGGAGGTGGCCCGGTTCATCACCTTCACAAAGGGGGCCGGGGAGATGGAAAACGCGAAACAGATCACCCGGGCCAGCCACTCGTCAAATTCGTCCTTCAGGGGCGCCAGCTTGGTCTCGTGGATGCTGGCGGTCTCGGTCGGCACGAACTTGATCTTGCGGCGCTGGGCCAGGTTGCCTTCCAGCAGGGCGTCCCAGTATTTCTGGAATTCGGCGATCTGCTGCGGGGTCCATTCCTTGGGGACCCCGGCGAAGGCGTCCGGGATGGTGCCTTCCCGGTAGTAATTGAATTGAAAAACGGTGCGGTTCAGGGCGATGGAGGTGATCATGATCACCTGCTCCACCGGGGAAAACCCGTAATTCCGCCAGGAGCGGACGTTCCGGGGCTTGTAAACCAGCTGGTCCCGGGTGTAGTCCGCCGCCGGCACCCCGTGGAGGATCTGCTGGTAGGCCGGGGAGGGCGGCAGGGGGGTGCGGCCGTGCTCGTCAATGAGCCGGTTGATGGTGGCCCCGTCCAGGACCTCCAGGCCGTAGAGCTTGCCGCCCCGGGTATAGCGGGGCAACACCGCCGGGGCGTCAATCACCAGCAGGTCTTCCAGCAGGGCCTTCAGCCAGGTCCCCCAGTCATGGGCCTTGTCGGGCAAGGCCAGGAACTCCTCCACCTGGGCGCAGCGTTTCATGATGGCGGCGCTTCTATCCTTGGGGTCTTTGGGCAGGACATTGAATTCCATCTTGGCCATCTGGTCCTTGCGGGTCTCGATCACCGCCCGCAGCAGGTCGCAGGAATCCGCCAGGGCCCGGAGCTGCCAAAGGGCCACCCCTTTTTCGCCCTGCTGGGGGACGATGCGGATGTTCAGCCCTACCGGATAATCCCACAGCCGGCCAGCCGCCTCCTGGGCCACCGGCAGGATGGGCTGCATCGGCCCGAACCAGGTGCTGGGGGTCACCCCGGTGATGATGTATTTCAGGCCCTGGACCACCCGGGTGAAGGCGCCCGTGCTATTTTTCGTCTGCTCAGCCATTCTCGAATCCCTGGGAGAAAAGCCCGAAGGCGCATCTCTTTCCCGCCCTAAGGCCTACACTCTGCTCCTCAGCCATTCATGACTCCTGGGGGAAGATGAATCCGGCCCCCCTCTCCCGGCACCAGGCGCTGGCCGATGATAATATTGGCGGCGTCCAGGAGCATCCTGACGTATTGGGCCAGCAGCTTTCGGTCCTGAGTATCCGGGAAGTTGGCGGCGATGGTGTTGTTATCCAGGTATTGCACCTTGATCTCCACCAGCACCTGGGGCTGGGCCGCGGCTTGGGCCGCCTTCAGCATTTGCTTCGCCCTGGCCTGTCCCATGTCCTAACTCCTTTCCTTTTTAGAAGAGCTCCTCAGAAATTCCGGTAGCCGCCCGCCATGACCTTCCTAATATTGGCCACATTTTACCGAGGCCCCGCTCCGCTTCACCAGGGCGCTCAGGTTGTTTATCTCCGTAATCACCGCAAACCTGTCAAGCATATACTGATTCTGGCTGACATTCTGGCCGGGATTACTATAACCATAAAAGCTCTGGATATATTTCGCCAGGATATCATTGATGTTAGTCTGGGACGTTGCCGCCTGTGTCGGGTACTGGCCTACGACCTTGTTGTAATAATATTTCCAGGTATTCAAATACTTCTGGTCCTTGATGCCTTCCCTGAAAATCTCGCCCCGGTGCGATGAAACAATAAAATAATTGTTAGAGGCATCCACGGCGGGATAACTCCAGCCATAGGGTCTATCCCTGGTGGATGCTATATTGGTGCTGTCGTTATACATGGTGCCGTAACCCGGGTCGTACCTGCCGTAGATGCAGAGGCCGTTAAACCCGGTCAGGTAATTGAACATTCCGGTGAAATAACGGTTATTGGCGTAATCCCTGGTCTGCCAATACATCCCTTCGATTATGGTGTTATCTCTGGAGGCGCCCCCGAGGACGCTCCAGACGTAGGTCTCATCAATAGGATACATGATGCCGGCGAGGACATTCCCGTTGTTGAAGGTTGTGTAAGCATTTGAGGGGAAGGGCTGGCCAGTCCTGGGGTCTGTGGCGGTCCACACGGCATTAGTTGGATCCCTGAAACCTGTGATTACTGCCCGGGTGCCAGTGGTTATGATTTGGCCACCTGCTGCATTTACCACCAGCGCCTGCGATAATTGTCCAGTGAGGTCGGCCAGCGTGTTCCCGCACTCATCCCAGCCATAGATGTAAGGCGTGAACCCATAAGCCTGCATTGCTGAGATGGCCGGGGCTATCTGCCAATCCTTCGAAGTAGTATTATTATTGGAAGAAGCAGTATCAATGATCACGCCAGTAAAACCGTACTGTTGAGCCAACTGGCATTTTTTAGCCACCACCTGGGCATAGGTCATGCTCCCGTAATAATTGGTCCCATTATCAGTCCCGTCAGTCGTACAAGTGAGCCACAGCCAGCTTATCCCCATCGCCCTCATATCGGCCAAGTCTGTCTCGAAGCTCACCCAGGGATCGATGCCCATAGAAATGTCCCAGGTCTTGAAGCCAAGAGTGTTCATCCTCATTAGTCCCGGATCGACCAGGGAGAACGGCATCACCCGCAGGAAGATCATTGCGCTAGCCGAAATGCCTCCTGTAGCGGTTAAGGTCACCGTTGCATAATAAAGTCCGGGAGTCGTGATTCGCGGGACCCGCAGCGCAAACATGCGGCTGGTATACTGAGCAATGGCCGTGGTCACATAGCTCTGCACTGGTAGAGTAGGAATTACGGTGGTGGAGAGGGCGGTGTTGGAATCCAGACTGCCAGCTCCACCGGACCCGTTTATCTGGTCATTCTGCAAAAACAGGCCGGGCAGGTAATAGGGCATGGCCCGGCAGACAGTACCGTTGTCCCGGCACGATTGGAACCAGTTCTTGATGGCCCACAGGTTGCAGGCAGACGCCAGTATCGTGCCAGCTCCGGTGAAGTTGGAAATGCTCACCGACACATTGGTCAGGTTTACCCGGCTGTAGACCCCGAAAAACAGAGTCTCTATCTCGTTTTCAGGTATGGAATAAGTTAAGGCCGAGGTTATGTAGCTTTGGTTATTGGGGTCACTCGCTGGCGGCACATAGTTCTCGTAAGTCGGCTCGAAGGCCGCCCTACGGAAGAACAGGACATTCTGTCCGGGACAGATGCTTGAGCTGAGGATTGGACACAGGGAATTGGTGGCATTGGTGTCGAAGGGATTAACTATTTGCGTGTCATAGGTCATATTGGTTTTCACTGGTCCGGTGCTACTCGGATTACAGGGGTTATAGGTCCAGGCCACCGTGGGCGGGGTGCTTGGTAGCTCTATATCATCATATATGTAAAGGTTCTGAATGATGCCGTTGAGCGGGTAGTTCGTACCGCTGGTGTTACCGATATACATCAATTC